AAGAAACACAATTAAATTTACAAAAAATAGATACGAGGTTATATAATGAAAAAATTAACAGCAGAACAAATACAAGACAATTGGAATAAACTTATTGATACCATTGAAGGCTTTATAGATGATGATAGAAAAGAAAATCTTTTAAAGTTTTATGATGACTTTAAAGATAGAATGATGTTTGCACCAGCTAGTGCTAAAGGACATTTCCATAATGCGATGCCTGGTGGATATGTTGAACACATTCTTCATATCGTAAGTCACTCACTTGAGTTAAAACAATTGTGGGAGAAGAACGGAGCAGAGATTAATTTCACAGATGAAGAATTGGTTTTTGCTGCTTTACATCACGACTTAGGTAAGGTTGGTGATTTAGAACACGACTATTATATTCCACAAGATTCAGAATGGCATAGAAAAAATCGTGGCGAAATATATAAACACAATCCATCTTTACAATATATGAAAGTACCTGACAGAGGATTGTGGTTACTCCAACATTATGGTGTTAAGGTTACAGACAAAGAATATTTAGGAATTAAATTAACAGATGGTTTGTATGATGAAGCTAATAAATCATATTTGATGGGATACAATCCTGATTTTAATCTTCGTTCTAACATGGCTTACATATTACATCAAGCTGATATGATGGCGACTCATATTGAGTTCGACCAATGGAATAGAAGCGATGAAGAGGTAGTTAATACAAGAGTACCAAAAAATAAAGATGAACAAGAAAAAGTAGACAATCTCAAAGCTAAGTTTGATGAATTGTTTTCTAACTAGGAGATAAGTATGTGGTGGTTATTAACAATATTATTTTTCTTAATTAGTATCTTTACATCAATATTAGTGTATTATTCACTAAGAAGAATTACACAATATGAAGAATTGATTTTAGAAATACAACAAGTAATAAATTTCTCAACTGAAAAAATGAAACTCGTAGACGCTAAAGGTCATTATGAATCTGATGATGAAACAGGTTTCTTTTTTGAACAACTAAAACAAATTCAATTATCCCTTGATGGAATATTTGAAGAGGAGACAACAGATGCCAAGAAAGAAAAAGAGTAAAGTATATTTTGGAAAAGATGTACAAGATGCCATAATTAGATATAATGAATCAATTGATAATAGTAAAAAAAATAGAATATATCAAGAAGAAATACACAGAGCGTTTGATAAATTAGCTGAAAACATAATTAATACTTTTAAGTTTACTTATTTTGATTATGGATTTGAAGATATCAAAGCAGAGGTTGTATCCTTCATGGTTATGAATATGCATAAATATGACCATACCAAAGGTTCTAAAGCGTTTAGTTATTTTTCAGTTGTAGCCAAAAATTATCTTATATTACACAATAACAATAATTATAAAAAATTAAAAAGTCATAAAGAAATAAGTGTTTTAGATAATGAAAAAAATGTAAATTTTTTAGATAAATCGGATATGAAACAATTTACTGAAGAGTTAATATACTATTTTGAATATAATTTACCAACAATATTTAAAAAGAAAAGAGATTTAAACATAGCATATTCTATATTAGATTTAATGAAATCAATTGATGAAATAGAAAACTTTAATAAAAAATCTCTTTACATATTAATTAGAGAAATGACGGATGTTAATACATCACATATAACATCTGTTGTTAATGTATTGAAAAAACACTATAAAAAAATATTTAATGAATATTACAAAAGTGGAACTATTTTATCAAATAAAACTGGTTCATTCTTTTAGTATAATTTAAAAATAAATTAACTAAAAAACCCATCTTTTATCAGATGGGTTTTTTATTTCTATTCAATTTCTTACAAATTCTATATTTATATATGAATAACTACATCTAGGAGATGATATGTCAAAAGATAATGAAATATTTGATGGAAAAACCTTTCAAGATTTAACTAAAGATATCTATGAAAACTCACAAAAGAAAAAAGTACAGATAGATTTACTTATATCTGAGATACATGGATTTATCACAACGATTGATGATGTGGTTATGGTTGCTCCAATTATTAAGGAATATATGGATGCATCAATAAAAAATGATGAACATTTGGTAAAACTAGCTGGTGTTCTTCAAAGAATCATAAGTAAATCGAGTGGGGTAGATGATGAATCTATGTTATTATCAGATGCTGAAAAAGAAGAATTAATGGGAACACTACAAGATACTGTTAATGATTTACAAAAAGAAAGTGATAGATTAACAACTATAAAAGATAAAACAACTAATGTTTCGGGAAGTTAAATGGGTTCAACAATTATAAATAAAGCTTTAGATGATAAGGGAGCATTTGGTAAACAAAGAAAGATACCAGCTTTTCTTCAATTTGTTCCTGGTCATGTGGTTGAGGTTGTTTGTTCTCAAAAAAGTTTAAGAGCAGGAAATGAATCTAGTAACATAAATACAATTATAGCTAAACCTAATGTTTATAACGAACCTCCACCAATGTGTGCTGAGTTAGATGATGATTATAGATACAAACCATTATTAAGAGGTATCACTGAGGTTCCAGCAAAAGGAGATCCGGTTTTATTGTGTACTTTTGGAGATGAGGGATATTACTTAGGTCCTTTAAATACCGCTAATAATGTTAATTGGAATGATGATGTCATGTATCGTCCTGAGTTTAATCTAAACCCATCTCGTTCAAAACCGGAAATAGAAAGATTATTAATGCAAGAATCTTTAAGTTTTGATAAACTACCATATAATAGATTAATAAAATTACCAAATGAAGAACTAGATGTTCCAGAAAGTGGTGGTGGTGTAAGGTCTGTAAATGAAACTCATGGTGATATAATATTTGAGGGAAGACATGGGAATAGTATTAGAATAGGTAGTAGAGCAATAAATCCATATATTTTTATATCAAATGGTAGACAGGTAAATCAACACAAAGAAAGTTTAATAGATGGTAGTTTGATAAGTATAACTGAAAGGGGTTCATTAACACAACATTTTAGTGGTTATAAAATAACTCCACCATCAACAGAGGAACAAAGTAAAGAAACTGTAGGATTTATATTGTCTTCAGATAATATTGAATTAGAAAATAGAAGAGGTATGGGTAATTTAATTCAAACAACAAATGTGGTTGATGATGTATTTCCTTTATTATATGAATACAGCAAAAATCAAATATTATTTAGATCTGATAGAATTACAATTGACTCTAGACATGATGATATTTATTTATCATCCTTTAAAGATATTCATATAGGAACAGGTCGTAATATGACAATGTCAACAAAAGAAAATTTAATAATTGAGTCAAAAGGAATATTTTTAGGAGATCCGAATTTAAATAATACAAGCCGTGAAATGGAGCCAATGGTATTAGGGAACGTGTTGTTATCAGCTTTACAAGATATTATTGCGTTATTAAGAGAAGCATCTAGTGCGTATCCAGCTCCACTACCATTAGTAGATCCTTTAAATAATCCATTATCGACAAAGTTAGCTTCAATAGAAACTAAAATTAATCAAATGTTAAGTAAATATCACTATATAGAACCAAACGCTGGTGATATCAAAGACTAGGAGGTCACATGAAGAAAAAAACAAACATAAAAACTATAATCAGACAAATCGTTAGAGAAGAGGTTGCCATGGCAATCGGTGAGGTGATAACCGAATTAAAACAACCAACTCAATCTCAACCAAAACCACAAAAGAAAATTGTCGAGAAAAAACAATATACAGAAAATTCGGTACTGAATGATGTATTGAATGAAACAGCTATGGATGATGAGTGGAAAACAATGGGTGGTGGAAAATTTGATTCATCAAGAATGAATGAATTGATTGGTAGTCAATATGGGGATATGATGAACTCAACATCACAACAAGTTCCATCAAGTGATCCAATGTCACAATTTTTAAATAAAGATTATAGACAAGTCTTAACTAAAGCTGAGGAAAAAGATAAAAGAAAACATGGGAGATAAATAATGGCATTAGAGCAAGATTTAGCAGATATGGATTGGAATGGATTCAAAGATGCGTTGATAAAAGCTAAAGTTGAAGGTATAAAAGCATCTGGAGGAAAAGAAGAAGATTTAGATTTATCTGATAATGGAGCTATTGAAATAGAATGTAGATTTACAATGTTAGCAATAGTTAAATTTTTAACCGAAGCTGATTTTAAAGTAACTAAATTTAATGCACCAATAGTTCTTGAAGATTTTAGAATACCAGACCAAACTGTAAATGTTGAACCTACTACTTTAGTTGCGGATAAAAAACCAATGTTTGATTTTATAAAAAAAATAGCAGGTGCTGTTGGGTTAGCTTCGGCAGCAGACTTACTTGAAGGTGCTGTAAAAAAAGCTGTAGAACCAATAGCAGAGGGTGGATCTACTTTACCAAGTATTGATATTGATAAAGATGGAGGTGGTTTAGAAGCGACTGGTTATACCTATATAGGTGATGATCCAGAATCACAATCTGGATTTGATGTAAGTGAAGAAGATGGTCAACAAGACCATACTAATGTGAAACTATTTGCAGATGATGTGGAGGATTTAATATAAAATGGCTATTAAAGATACGACAAGAAAACCATTTATTGAGGATAACGATACTAATGTATTTATTGGAATAGATTTACCAATTCATAAATCGGATGGTAAAGAGGGATATTTTGCATCTACAAAAACTACAATTGAAGCTGTAAAAAATAACATAAAAAATGTATTAAATACTGAACGAGGTGAACGATTAATGCAACCAGTTTTTGGTTTAAATTTGAGAAAATTTCTTTTTGAACAATTCAACGATGAATCGGTAATACAAATGCAAAATGATATTCTTGATACACTTGAAATTTGGTTACCATTTGTTGAGGTTAGAAATATAACTGTAAGTACAAATACTGATGACTCAACTGTTGGTGTAAATGCTTTAAAGATAGACATATCATTTAATATAACACAGGATCCGGATACATTAGATTCTGTACAAATATTTGTATATGATAACTTAGAACAAAACAATTTAGAATAAAGGATATTAATGGAGATAAATTATGCCAAGTTATGGTGAAAATGATTTTAAACAATCAAATGTAAATTATTTAAATAAAGATTTTGGTCAGCTAAAGGCGTCATTAATAAATTATGCAAAAGCATATTTTCCGGATACTTACAGAGATTTTAATGAATCTTCTCCTGGAATGATGTTAATGGAAATGTCAGCTTATGTTGGTGATGTATTGTCATTTTATATTGATAAACAATATCAAGAAATGTTGTTACCTCTTGCAGAAGAAAGAAGAAATGTTTTAAATATGGCTAAAATGTTTGGGTATCAAGTAAAACCAATAGTACCTGCACATGTTGACTTAACTATTAAATCTCAAGTAAATTCTGTTGAAGGTGCTGAATCAACAGTAGATTATTCAGACGCTGCTATTTTTGATGCTGGTATTCAAGTAACATCAACCACAAACACAAATTTAATTTTTGAAACATTAGAGCCAGTTGATTTTACTGTAACGGGTTCTACTGACTTGGATACATTTCAAATTTCAGATGAGACTGGACTTGTTACCTCATATACATTATCTAGAACCATTAAAGCTGTAAGTGGAGAAACTAAAACTAGAACTTTTTTAGTGGGTGCACCTACTAAATTTTTAAAATTAAAAATACCAGAAACAAATGTAATAGATATCATATCTTGTATTGATAAAAATCT